AATTTGCTGAAAGAGCGCGGGATGGCAGCTAGTGCCGGAGCAGTTGATGACATTGGATATTTCGAGTGGTCATCTCCCACAGAAGTCTTATCGATTGAGAATGCAGCTTATGCAAATCCCGGACTTGGAATCACAATCCATCCGGATAACATCAAGGCTGTATTCAATGATCCAATCGAAGTTGTTATGACAGAAGTGTTGTGCCGATGGGTGCAGACAATATCCAGCGTGGTCGGGTCGGCCGAATGGAATGATTGCCTTGATGAAGAAATTGACCTAGACCCGGAGAAGCTGACGTGGATGGCCATCGATTGCTCGCCGGACAGAAAATTTGCAGCAATGGTGGGAGCGCAGAAATTAGGCGATGAGAAATTCATCGTCAAGCTGCTTCACACTTGGGAGAACTCAGTGCAGCTCGATGATCGTGAGATTGCCAACGATGCCGCCAAATACTGCCGCGAATATCCAATTGAGCATTTGCTTTACTCACGCAGAACATCTGGAGCGGTCGCAGCAAGAATGCAACCAGCCGGAATCCCAATTCTGGACATGGACGGCGATTACCCGCAAAGCTGCGATGAAATGCTGGGTGCAATCAATAGCGGTCGGCTCAAACATCGAGGGCAAAGCGAACTGACTACACAAATGCTCTCAGCTGTTCAATTGCGTCGTGGCGATGGCGGATGGGTATTGGGCAGACGTGCCAGTCAGTCGGCAATTCCGGCGGCGGTGGCCACTGCTCTCGTTTCCCACTTTGCGACACGCCCAGAGACGGAGATTGACATTCTCGTTGGATAGTGTTCTAGGCGTGGGAAAATTCTCGCATGGGATTCAGAGACTTATTTGTCAAAACATCATCCGTCACAGAGCTGACATACGATGTCTCTGCATCTCTTGCTCCAGTAACGACACTAGATTCACTCTCGCCATTCTTTCGCGGTAATCGAACAGCTACACGTCAAGAAGCGATGAGTGTGCCGGCCATTGCTCGTGGTCGCAATATCATCTGCTCATCGATTGCATCGATTGGCCTTGAAGTGCGTGATCGTGTTACTGGAATGAGCATTGACCCGCCGCGAGTAATTCGCACACCAGACCCAAGAATTCCCGGCGTTGCGACCTATGTCTGGACGCTAGAAGATTTGCTGTTCCATGGTTATGCATATTGGCAAATTACAGAATTGTTCGCCGATACGCAGCGCGTTCGCAGTGTTCAAAGAATCTCGCCGGATCGTGTAACTATCAACACAAATTCAGATTCAACAGAAATTGAATCGTATTCAATCGATGGTCATACACCATTGCCGACATCTGGCGTGGGAAGTCTAGTCGTGTTCTACGGAAATGATGAAGGCTTGCTCAACCGAGCTGGTATGACTATTAGAACAGGTGCGGAACTCGAACGTGCGGCTGCACTTTATGCGCGTGAGCCTGTTCCACAAATGGTATTGAAATCAAACGGAACTGCGTTGCCAGCAGATCGCATTGCTAAACTCCTGGAGTCTTGGGGTGCAAGTCGCAGAAATCGCACAACGGCATTCTTGAATGCGGATATTTCGCTGGAGACTTTAGGATTCGACCCGGAGAAATTACAGCTTGCAGCTGCGAGAAGTTACATCGCAACAGAACTTGCAAGAGCTTTAGGAATTCCAGCGTATTTCATCGATGCCGAAACTGGTTCGAGTATGACGTACTCCAACGCCAGCACGACTCGTCAAACTTTGCTGGACTTCTCTTTGATTCCGTTGATGAACAGCGTAACCGAACGGCTCTCAATGCCGGATTTCGTCCCATCAACGCAACGCGTTGAGTACGCGTTGGACGATTACCTACGCGGCTCAGCTCTAGAACGCGCACAAATCTATGAAATTCTCAATCGCGTCGGCGCATTGAGTGCAGAAGAAATCCGAATTCAAGAGGAGATGATCCGATGAAGGTATTAACACCATTCACAATCACAGCGGCCGATTCAGAAGAACGCACTATCACCGGCCAAATTGTGCAATTCGATACGCCAGCAAATGCATCGACTGGAAAAGTATTATTCAAATCCGGTTCATTGATTCCGGCATCTGTAAAACTTAACCTTGAACACGATTCTAAAAGACCGATTGGAAAAACTTTAAGCATGGAATTGGCTCCAGATGGCAAGTCAATAAATGCCACGTTCAAAATCTCAAAGACGACAGCGGGATCAGATGCCATTCAGGAAGCAATGGATGGACTAAGAGACGGCTTTAGTGTGGAAGCGAATGTCGCAGACCATGGATTTAACGAGGACGGCACAATGGTCGTGAATTCAGCGACTTTGGTCGGCGTAGCACTAACACACAACCCAGCATTCGATGAAGCTCGCGTCTCTCATGTCGCAGCAACAACCGAACAAACACCAGAAGAAACATCAACCGAAGGAGACGCAGTGGAACCCACTACCGAGAAAACAGAAGCACCAGCCGCCGAGGTGGTCGAGGCTTCACAGCAAGTCATTCACGCTAACAAGCCAGCACCATATTTCACTTCACCACGATCACCAATTGTCAATCTTGGCTCATGGATGGAACACTCAATCAAAGCAAAGTTGAACCCAATGTCAGATTCTGCAATTTACGTTGCAGCAGCTAACGATGACCTTGGAACTACTAACCCAGCTTTCAACCCAACACGTCAGCTTGCAGAAGTTATCAATGCACTCAGCAACGGAACTCGTGGAGCAATTGATGCAATCAGCCGCGGAACACTTCCGGACGCTGGGCTTCAATTCGAAATCCCTAAGATTTCTCAAATTGCCACTGTTGCAGCTGTTGCAGAAGGCGGCGCAGTATCAAACACAGGAATTGAGTCATCTTTCATTTCTGTTCCAATTACACGCTTTGCAGGTCGCAACATTCTGACAACAGAAATCATCGACCGCAGCTCACCAGATTTCTTCAATGAGCTTGTTCGTATCATGGGCGCATCAATGGCCTTTGCTCAGAATAAGTACGTTGCAGATCAAATCAAAACTGATTCAGTATCAGATGCAACATCAACAGCTAACACAGCTGCCGGATTGATTGGATATGTCAGCCGCGCTAACGCAGCTGTTTATTCAGGAACTCAACGCTTTGCACGTAACATCTTGGTGTCACCGGGACAATGGTCAAACATCATGGGCTATAACTTAAATGGACAACCTCTATTTAATGCTTACCAGCCACAAAATCAGGCTGGTCAAGTCAATGGTCAGTCACAACGCGGCGTCGTCATGGGTCTTAATTTCTATGTCGATAACTCTGGTGAATTTACTGGAACAGGCGATGATTCAATGGTTGTTCTTGAGCCAGATTCATACACATGGTACGAGAGCGGAAACTTCCGTCTTGATGTCAATAAGCCATCAGATGGCACAGTGGAAGTCTCACTCAACTCTTATGGTGCGTGCGCCACAAAGGTTGCAGCTGGTGGTTTCCTCGTTATCAGCTAAAAACTAATCATCGGCCACAGCCGCTCCCGGATGTGGTCGAGCAGTAGAAGGGAACGGAAATGCCACAAATAGTCACAGCCGCAGAACTGCGCCAAATTCTTGGCGTTTCCGTATCTCTCTATTCCAACGCATATCTTGAGCAGATGATTGACAGCGCAGAGCTGACGATTCTGCCATTGCTTACTGGATACCAATCAGCAGTCACGGAAATCTTTGTAGAAAACTCAATTGCATATTATGGAACTCAGCGCGTTAATTATTTCGTGCCGGGTCAAGATGTCGTCATTACCGGATGCGGCGTTTATGATGCGACAGTCACAGTCACAGATGATCGCATTGCTCCAATGGTCTTTACGTCTGCAACGGGGCAAGCAGACAGCACATACACCATCCCAATCATTCCGAGCGGGCTTGCGTGTATTGATGGGGCAACCGCTGGCGATTTATACTCTGGCGTTGCTCCCATTAAGTCAGCAATCCTTGTTGTTGCTGTTGAAGTGTTCCAAAGTGTTACAGCTCCGGGCAATCAAATTATGAGCGACCAATTTCAGCCGTCACCATTCGTCCTTGGCCGCAGCTTGACGAATCGAATTGTCGGCTTGCTTTCGCCATTCTTGGAAGTCGAAACGCTCTGCTTATGACAATTGAAGCCGACATCCGCACACCATTGCAGACTGCTCTTTCAACAATTGCAGCCAATGTCTATAACGGCATTCCAGAAGCAATGACTAGCCCATCAATCTGCATCGTTCCAGACGCACCATATTTGGAAAGCACTTTGATTAATGGATCAACTACCAAAGTCAAAATCAATATGCTCATCACCGGCGTCGTCGGTTATTCGAGCAATGCAGCAGCTTTGACCAACCTTGAAGATTTAATGATTTCAATCATCTCAACAATGCCGGCCGGATACGTCGTCGGAGATGTCAGCTCACCCACACCTTTGGAAGTCGGCGCAAGTAAATTCTTGACGTCCGATTTGCAAGTCTCAACGTATTACACCGACTAAGGAGAAAACAATGGCAACAACAATCATCACCGGCAGAGACATCACCTTCACCATTGACGGCGATGATTTCGATGCTCAGGCAACTTCAGCGACTTTAACAGTCGATTCAACAATCAACACTTATCAGACACTTGATGGAAAAGCGTATTTCACAACTGATACGCAGGGAACATTTGCAGTGGAAATGCTTGCAGACTGGGGAGCAGCATCATCACTTTGTGAAGCTCTTTGGACAGCTGCAACATCAGCACCAAACACAGGACTTCCAGTGGTATTAGTGGCAGACACAGGTGCATCATTTGCATTTGATGTGCAGCCAATCTTGCCATCAGCCGGTGGCACTGCACCAGATGCTCAAACAGTGTCGCTATCATTTACCTGTGTGACAACACCAGTCTTGACAATCAGCTAA